TTAACATTGCTAACAAACCATTACCTTTTAAGGGGTGGAGGAAGCATTATACTATGATTTCTAAGGACAACCCTAAAGGAAACATGACGGCTGCATCGCAACCAGGAGGTATAATGAATGCAATACAGCATGTCAATGATAATATGCCTCACATTACCAACATCGTAATTGATGATTGGCAATTCATGAGTTCATTTGAATACTTTGACAGAGCTAATGAGAAGGGTTATGATAAATTTACTCAGATAGCAGCCAGCCTTGCGCAGGTAGCAAAAATGCCTAAAGACTTAAGAGATGATCTTTATATGTTCTTCTTAACACATGCAGAAGAATCTACAGATATGAATGGTAGACGTAAAGTAAAAGCAAAAACAATTGGTAAGATGATTGATAATGCATTAACTTTAGAGGGTCTATTCTCTATAGTCTTATTTGGTAGAGCAGCTCGTGATGAAGACGGTGTCCTCACTTACGGCTTTGATACAGTAACCAATGGAGAAAATACATGTAAGACTCCAATGGAAATGTTTGATGCAGAATTTATTGCCAATGATTTACAGGTAGTTAAGGATGCCATTAAAGAATACGAAATATAAATAATTAATAAATAGCAGACATGTTAAGTACAAAAGATATGGCCACAGGAAGTGGTAAATTAAGACCTATTATGGGCGCAGGTAATAACCTAGTAAGAATAAACTCTATCACCATGGACAAGACTCCTTGGGATGATAAAGCATTTAACATTACGTTACATGTAGAGACAGAAGATCAAGGGTCAGACTTTGAAGGCTTCTTAATTGACCGCAACAATGAAGCTGCGGGTAGATATAAAGGACAGATTGCTCGTGTTCGTGTTAGCCCATTCCCTTATAAGGACGCTACACTAGCTAGTGGAAGAGAAATCTCTATGGAAAAAGAGATACTAAAGACTATGATCTTTATATCTGAAGTTTTAAACAAGAGAAAAGATCTGGATTCAATTGAAGCTACAACTATGGATCAATTTATTGACTCATGTAATACTTTATTTGGTAACTCAGAATACTTTAACGTTTGCCTTGCGTCTAGACAATGGGAAAACAAAGAAGGTTATACACAAGATGATTTGTATCTTCCTAAACTATCCCGTGCGGGAGTGCCAATGGAAGCAGTAGGTACTGAGCCAAGTAGATTAATTACATTCAGTGCTGCAGAACATCTTAGAGTTCCTGATGGTAAGGCTAAAGAAAGCACTACTACATTTGAGCCGGCTAAGAAGACAAGCACGGTGTCAGACTTTGAACTGTAGAGTTTAATTAATATTGAGGGGGGCATTAACGCTCCCCTCTTATTATTATGATCAGCACTAAGAATTTTATCAGCACGCACGAAGAAATAAAAAGCGGATGGGTATTTAATTATTACCTAGACTTACCAGAGAAATTATCTGGTCAAGACCTGCAAATAACTTCTGTATTTAATCCCTTAGAAAAGACACCTAGTATGTATATCTATATAGATACAAAGACTAAGGAGTATAAGTACAAGGATTTCTCTACAGGAAAACAAGGAAGTAAGATTGATATTGTTCAAGCGTTGTTTAATTTAAACTATAGTCAAGCGTTATTTAAAATAACAGAAGACTATAATGATTGGATAATGGAGGGTGGAACCTTCAATGAAGATGAAGAGTTCACTCCAGCAGCACGGTATCAGGTTGATTACATTCAAAAACGTGAATGGAATAAGCAGGATGCAACATACTGGTTGAAGTTTAACATAGGAAGTACAGTCTTACGTCAATATAATGTTCAACCTATTGAGTATTATAACATGGTAAAGGCGTCAACTGATGGTATTAAAAAGATTACCATCAACAACTCTATGATGTACGGATACTATAACAGTCAAGGTGATTGTTATAAAATATACCAGCCTGGGCAAAAACAATACAAGTTTATTAAGATAGCAACACACCTACAAGGATTTGATCAACTTACTTACAAAGCTGACTACCTTATTGTATGTTCATCCTTAAAGGATGCAATGTGTGTTATGTCTTTTGACTTTAATGTAGAAGTTGTTGCTCCAGACAGTGAGAACACTTTAATTAAACCTTATATTATAGAGAACTTTAAATCTAAATATAAGAAAGTGCTTACACTATTAGATAATGACACTGCAGGACAAGATGCTATGGACAAGTATAAGAAACTACATGACCTAACATCTATCGTAATGAAATCTGAAAAGGATATCTCTGATGCAGTACTTAAGTATGGACCTGAGGTTGTTAAGCCTAAGCTCTTCAGTTTAATTAAGAAATCTCTATAACATGGAGTGGTTCATTCCTCACAATACTCCTTCTTCTAAGAATAGCAGACAGTGGACAGGCAAGTACTTTATTACTAGTAAGACAGTAGCAAAGTACAGACGCCTGACTTATGGTGCTTATACTCAGATGAAGGATTCTTTCAGAAAAGAATTTGATCAGCTCGAGTTGCCTGTATATGTATCCTTTAAATTCATTAGAGGATCCCGCAGGAAATTTGATTATGTTAATCCCTTGCAAACTGTGCAAGATGACATGGAAAAACATGGTTGGATAGATGACGACAACTGTGACAACATCATACCTGTATTGGAGGAATATGAATACGATAAAAAAAATCCCGGTGTAATAATTAAAATAGATGATAAAAGAAATAGAAAAAAAAGTTGAGATAACACAGGAAATATTCCACAACATAGTACAAATGATGAAGTCCTCCAATGAAGAGGACTTTTTTATTGCGGTAGAATCATGGAAGAACATGAACCCAACAGCAAGGTTAAACATGCTTTTATATAAAGCTGTAGTCCTTGACTTTGGAAGACGTGAGTTAGTTAAAGAATTAAGTCTACCACAAACTCTAACATGGGCTGAAGCTTGGGACGCATTTAATGTAGTCTCAACTACAGATTTAGAGAAAGTTATTTTTAAAGACTTATATAACAAGTACGTTAAGCAACTACTTTCTCTTAATACTAACACTAAAGTTATCCGTAGCATAAAAGTAGAATTGAAATGGAAAACTTAGTAAGTCCTTGTTGCAATGGTGATTATGAATCATCAACAGACAGCGCCTGTTGTACAGCATCCATTAATGAAATGGGTCTATGCTCAGATTGTTTAGAACATACAGAATCAGAAGGTCACATGTGTAACATATGTGATCAATGGTTTGAAGAACCAGTAAAAGAAAAACACACCTGCAGTTTCTGCGGTGTTGAATTAGAAACAAATACAAGATTCTGCTCACAAAATTGTTATGATGCAGAGTTTAGCGAATACTAAATAAGATGAGTAAAATACTAGATAAACTAGCTAAGACAACAAAGAACATTATGTTGTCAGAACCTTTCTATGGATACTTCCTAATAGGTTTAAATAAAAAAATTACAGAAGGTGTGCCCACTGCTGGAGTAAGTAAACATGGTGTGGGTATGCAATTAGCAATTAACCCTGAGTTCTTTAACAATCTGTCAGATGATCATAAGCACGGCTTAATTAAACACGAGCTGCTTCACATATCTTTTGGTCATTTATTTATGTGCGATAAGTATCCTAATTTTAAGTTGTTTAACATAGCTGCAGATTTAGAGATTAACCAGTATATTAAACCAGATCAATTACCTGATGGCGGTATGACTTTGGATTTCTTTGCTGACCTTAACTTAGCTAAGAAAGCAGGTACAGATTACTATTATAAGAAGTTAGATGAAGCACAAACAGAAGGTACCTGTGAAGGATTAAATAATATTCTTCAACAAATGGATGGTACTTCTCAGTATGATCATGAGACATGGAAAGAATTCGATGATCTCTCTGAAGCTGATAAGAAACTTGTTCAGAAACAAGTAGACCATCAACTTAAAGAAACATATGAGAACACAATTAAAAAGCAAGGGAATATACCAGGTGAGCTAGCAGAGATGTTAGATCGTTTGATTAATGTAGAGCCACCTAAGTTTAATTGGAAGGCATACTTGCGTCGCTTTATAGGTAACTCTTCTATTACTTATACTAAAAAGTTACGCCGTAAGTATAACAAGAGATACTCGGCTAACCCGGGTCTGAAGATAAAGTTTAAGAATCATATATGTGTAGGGGTAGATACCTCTGGGTCAGTATCATCTGACGAGCTTAAGGAATTTATGAGTGAACTTGTTCACATGCATAAGACCGGGCATAAGATAACAGTAGTGCAATGTGACACAGCAATTACTGATGTATCAGAATTTAACCCCAAGAAAAATTGGGACATACACGGTCGAGGTGGAACTAGTTTCCAACCTGTTGTTGATCATTACAATCAAAAGGGTAATTATACAGCCCTTATATACTTTACAGATGGAGAGGCATATAGCCCAGAAAGCTGTCCAAATAATACATTATGGGTACACAGTTCAGCGTGTTCTATTAATGAGGATTTACCAGGATTAAAAATACAATTAAATTAATTAAAAGAAATGGCACAAGTCAATTTAAATATCGAAGAGTTAGAGTTATTCGTTGATCACATCATAGCAAATAACCGCACAATACAAGAAAAAGGTAAAACTCCAGTAGCTATAGAAGTAGTGGGTGAGTCAGGTATAGGTAAGACAACGTCAATTATGGCGATGGCTAAGAAGCATGACTTAGATTTAGTTAAGTTAAACTTAGCGCAGATTGAGGAGCTTGGTGACCTTGTAGGTTTCCCTGTAAGACAATTTCAAATGTATAAAGAGAAGTCAGTTAACAAAGCTAGTACTGATCTTAGTTTTAACTCTCGAGTTGCGGCGTCAGAAGACTTAGCTAAAGTTACACAGACTGTCACTAAGAAAGTAGGTCAATGGGTAGATGAGCTAGCAGTATCTGATTACTTAAAGAATGGTTGGAAAATGGCAGGTAAGAATAGAATGTCTTATTGTGCGCCTGAATGGATTGCTGACAAGAAAAAGGGTGGTATCCTTTTACTAGATGATTACAACAGAGCGGATCAAAGATTCCTTCAAGCTTGTATGGAGTTAGTAGACAGACAGCAGTACATTTCTTGGACACTACCTAAAGACTGGCATATCATTCTTACTTGTAACCCTGATAACGGAGATTACATGGTAAACACTGTAGACTCGGCACAGAAGACAAGGTACATTACAGCAAACCTAAAGTTTGATATTGATGTATGGGCTCGTTGGGCGGAAGCAGAAGGTGTGGATACACGTTGTATTAACTTCCTGTTACTTAACCCTGAGTTAGTATCTCAGGAAACTAATGCTAGATCTATAGCTACATTCTTTAATGCTATCTCCAGCTTTAGTAATTTTGAAGACAACCTTGCAATGATTCAGATGATCGGCGAAGGATCTGTTGGTGATGAGTTTGCATCTATGTTTACTATGTTCATTAACAACAAATTAGACAAGTTACCTACACCAAAGGATCTACTACTACATGATTCAGAATCTCATATCCTATCAGAGTTGAGAGGTGCTATAGGTAAAGACGATGACTATAGAGCTGACATAGCGTCTACTCTTGCTACTCGTTTAGCTAACTACACCATTGTTTACTCTCAAGACAACACAGTTGGTAAGAAAGTTAATGACCGGTTAATTGCTTTATGTACTAAAGATTACTTTACAAATGATCTTAAATACTTAGTAGTAAGAACTCTGTTAAGCGGTAATAAGCAGAAGTTTAACAAGTTAATGATGAATGCTGAAATCGTTAAGATGAGCGTTAAGTAATAATATGGGAGGGGTAGCACCCTCCCTTTATTTTTTCAACATGGCAAAAAAAACAATTTTTCAAGATATAGATTACACAACAGTAGATGATCTTAATATACTTGACACAAAAGAATTTGGCGTATATACAAATAGTGGTGACGTAAAAACGACACTACATACAGAATCTTCTAGCTCTTTTGAGAGAGTAGCTGGTCTTTTAGAGACGGAAACAGTTACCTCTATTGGAGCTTACAAAGGTAAAAAGGTATTTATATTACCCTCGTGTAATGTGAAAGGTGACAGAGTTAAGGCTGCTCTTCGTGAACATAAGATAGTAGTAACAAATGATTATGAGTTAGCTGACTTAATAGTTACACATAGTAATATAATATCTTATTGTGACGAGACAGTTCGTACTACTAGCCTTATGCAAAAGATGCGAAATAAGTATTTGATTAATGAAGGCCCGGCTGAAGACTACTATGATAAAACAAAGAATTATACAATTTGGGATTCTAAACTAGATGTTAACCATCGTATGTATAATTTTTCTACAAATAGTGCTCCATATAAACTTAGGATTATTTCAGGTTTGGCTATTAACATAGCTAAATTAATTGAAGATGGAGCTGTAGCTGTAGTAGATGTAGATACTGTGTTACATTCATCAGCTAATGTTCAGATGCTAGATCAAACGTTATCTGATGACATAACTGCTATGCTAAACGGGTCTGATGAAGATCAACAATTAGCAGGTACTATGATACCTACTATCTCTCCTAAGAGTGATCCTATTGTTCTATGGAAATTTTGTAATAACAATCAGGATAAGTTTTCATGGGGCCACCTTGCTAATGATAAGGATATCAAGTATTGGATGGTTAAAATTGACTACGGAAGACTAATAAGTTTTGATGCAGAAAGTTACATAGCTTATTTAATAGAAAATGAGAGAATGACAAACGATGCATTTAAACAACTAGAGCCTACTTGTAGAAAAGAAATATATATATCTAATAGAGAGTTATACAACTTTACTGTACAACTAAAACCTGAGTATCAAAAATATTTAAAAAAAGAAGCATGAAAACTATATTAATAAAATTCGGAATGACTCAAACAGGAGAAAGACCAGACGTAGTGTATACACCTTACGTTGACTCTGAACCTGCAATATATGTAGGTATATCACACGGGTACAATTCTCACATAGAAGAAAAACATACTCCTAATGGAGAAGATGAAAATTTTGATATAACATCTATATCAACATACTATAGATTTCCTAAACTTAATTTATCGCGAGATAAAATGTCCTTACTTAAAGAGTCAAAAGGTATAAGAAAAGTTTTAGATAGAGACAAGGCTGACTTATGGGTAGTGTCTGATAAGTATATGAAGTCATTAATTAATTTTAATTATAGGACATCACTATCATCGGTTCAGTTATTACGTAACACACTTGCAAAAGAAAATCTCAAACTAGTTTCCAACGAGATAAGATTGCAATTGCTTGATATGTGTAAAGATCTAGACTCATCACAAGAAGTAATACTTTTAAATAATATAGGTTATACATCTCATTCAGATTCTGAGACAAAAGTAAATGAATTAATTTCAATACTTTGTCCTAATGATTCTACAGGTTGGAATTCATATGTTGGTTTCATACAAGGTTCTGTCTCTATAGCAGAATGGGAATCTATTACCTATTCAAATAAAATTATAATAGAAGATAAAGTAATGAACAACATTGCTTCTAATGACTCTATTACTATTGACAATGAAACTTATGGATCCATTGTTAAGATGATTAAAGGATCGCAAGAAGACAGGTCGATGGCTATGTCTACTATGGCTAATTGCAACATAACTAAATCTATAGGTTACTTGGCTTTATTATTTTTTCATTTTAATAATGATATGAAAACTAATCCGTCCTATAATCATGTGGCTTTTAAGAGTCTTAAAGATCAATTTACTAAGTATGCAATAGAATACAACTATAACAGTGAAGGTAGATACTCTCACTTTGTTGAGATGCTAGCTAGAGAAGATGTGCTGTCTATAGAAATACTGAATCATATTACACACCTCATGTTTGAACGTTGCTTAGGGCATGCCTTTGGGGATAAAGGGTCGTCTGTATTTAGATTAAAAAGCGTTGATATAGACATAGTTGACAAATGCAAGGTTAAAATTAAAGAACCTTACGATATGTTAATTACTTCACCTACTTACGCATTACCCTTCTAATGTATACAGATAAAACAAAAGAACAACTATTTCTCAAGATCTTCAATAAAGGAGATTTTGAGTTTAGTTACTCTTCCCTTAACAGGCTGCTATTCTCTCCGCAACTCTTCTATAAGGAATATATCCTAAAAGAAAGAGAAATCCGGATGGAGAAACACTTAATTGAAGGGTCCCTAACACATTTATTGTTGTTAGAGCCCCAGAAATTTGATGATGTTTATATTATATCACCTTCTAAGACGCCTTCTGCTGCATTACAGACGGCTCTAAAAATTGTGATGAACACCAAAGGTGCAGGTAAACTTGCAGACTACGATGATGATATTCTATCTGCTTTAGCTACGGTTAACCTTTATCAATCTGTCAAGGATGATGGAAAAAAACTAGCGAAAGTGATTACTGTAGAGAATCAAACCTTCTATGATTTTATATCTACATCTGATAGAACAGTTATAGATCAAGAAGCATATGACAGGTGTGAAGTTAGAGTTCAATTGATCAAGGATAATGAAGATGTTATGGCACTCTTTAATGATGCTGTATCAACAGACTTTGAATTAGATGACGTTGAAATATATAATGAGCAATTCTTAAGTTGTAAAACTAAAAACTATAAATTTGGCCTTAAGGGTTATATTGATAGGTATACAGTTGACCACAAAAAAGAAGAGATCAATATTATAGACTTAAAAACTACAGGTAAATCAATTGCTGACTTTGAAGACACCGTCGAGTTTTATAACTACTGGATGCAAGCCGCTATATATAAACGGCTTGTTCTCAATGAGATGTCTTCTACAGCTAAACACTATGAATTAACCTATAGATTTGTAGTTATTGATAAGTACAATCAAGTATATGTATTCCGTGTTACTGATAAAACAATGACAAAATGGGAAAATGGACTTAATGTTATATTAGATGTGGCCGATTATCATTGTATTAATAACAGATATGACTTACCTTACAAATTCCTAACACAGACAGTAACTATATAAATGAAGTTATTTTCAGAATATTTTCAAAAAAGTAAAATCTTTCTTTATCCTTTACTGGGTATAAAGAAAGGTGCAGCCTTTATTCCTTATGAAACTTATGTATCATGGAAGGATGAATATTCTATAAATAGCATGCTTCTATTTTGTTTATACAAAGAGAAAAGCACGCGGGCCTATGAAGAGTTTGAATATGAATTCTTATTAGGTAACGCGCACTTTGTTAGCTACTATAAACTTAAACCCGGTTACCATCTCTATGTATTTGATTTTGGAATATATCCTCAAACATGGGCGGCCTTTTTAGAAGGTAAATATTCTAAAATCTACATAGATGAAAAAGATAGTCTTCAAACCTTCTTTGGTAATGAAGGTATCTTAGCGGAAACTGTAGAAAGTTATTTATATCCTGAATATTATCATGACGATTACGCTGCAAAGCTAAAGGTTGATATTGAAATGCTACAGGAAGTACACGAAACCTGTAGTAAACCGGATTTAACCAAAGAAACTTTATTATTAAAAATAGTTCCTCAAAAGATTAGAGATAATGAACTACCTTTGGCTAATGAAATCATTAATAAAAATATAAATGTCGAAACTAAAGATTGAACAAAGTATGATGCTTACATCATCAAACTGGGGTCCTCACAAGACTTTTAAACTAATTCCTGTGACACCGGATTGTCCTTATGTAGAGGCTATTTTTGATCCAACTAGCAAAATTCTTGCTGTTATATCTAAAGTATCTAAACAATCCTTTCATATGATTCCTAAATTGGATGACAACGGTGACCCTATTAAAGTTAAAATAGGAAAACGTTCTAATGGTAAAGACTTTAAAGAGCAACGTTCTTTAATGCAAACTAATGCAGAATACTATATAAGCGATAAAGCAGACATAGAGAGCCTTATTAAAGGGTTTGCAATCAACGCAGATAGCTTTGATTATAATGTGTACTTTGAAGAGCTGAAAGATGATCCTAATGCGATGCCATCAGCTAAAGCTACTAACATGCAAATGGTATAAAATTTATTAACCAAGATAGAAAAGGGGGCCTTAGAGCTCCCTTTTTTTATCTCTAAACTATAGTACAATGAAAAATCATTGGGTTATGGACTATGAGACTATGAAGAACTTCTTCTGTGGTGTGTTTACACACTACAAGACGGACGAAACTAAGATCTTTGTGATTCATGAATTACAAAATGATTATGATGACTTCATAGCATTCCTAAGAAAAAATAAGAAAGATAAAGAATGGCATATATCCTTTAATGGTTTAGCGTTTGATGCTCAAATCACACACTATATTCTAAAAGAACATAAAACATTAAAAACATTAGGTCCTACAGCTGTAGCTAACATGCTTTATAATGAAGCACAAGCCGTTATAGATAGGAGTTCTAACCGTGAGTTCCAAAAATTTCCTGAATGGCAAATGAAGATAGGTCAGATTGATTTATTTAAATTAAACCATTGGGACAACATGGCAAAACTTTCAAGCCTAAAGTGGATAGAGTACACAATGGACTGGGAAAACATACTTGACATGCCTCTTGCTCATGATGAAGAGATACACAACCAAGAGGACGTCGATACAATAGTTAACTACTGTATTAATGATGTTAATGCCACTAAGGCTATCTATAATAGGTCTACCGACTTGATTGCTCTTCGTAAGACATTAAGTAATACTTATGACATCAACCTCTATAATGCCTCAGAACCGCGCATAAGTAAGGAGTTATTTAGTTATTACTTGAGTCGTGATCTTAACATGGACAAGAAAGAGTTAAAGAAACTTAGAACGTTCAGGAGAGTTATTAACATAGATAAGATCATATTACCTTACATTAAGTTCGAGACACTCGAATTTAACAATCTGTTGGAAAGGTTTAAGACTGTGTCTCTTGACCCGCAAAACATAAAGGGTGCCTTTAAGCACTCTGTTATGTATAAGGGAGTTAAAACTGACTTTGGTTTAGGTGGTGCTCATGGTGCTAACAGGGCAGGTATATATGAAAAGACAGAAGACACTATAATAATGTCTTCTGATGTAACTTCATTCTATCCTAACTTGGCTATAAGGAATGGGTGGGCTCCTGCTCATTTAAATAGTAAATCTTTTTGTACCTTGTATGAATGGTTCTTTGAAGAAAGAAAGAAAATCCCTAAGAGTAACCCTATGAACTATGTATATAAGATCATACTTAATAGTACATATGGTTTATCTAATGATAAGAATTCTTTTCTTTATGATCCTGAGTTCACTATGCGTATAACAATTAACGGACAACTCAGTCTTATGATGTTATATGAAATGATTATGGAAGCTATCCCCGAAGCTGTTGCAATCATGCAAAACACAGACGGCGTAGAGACCATCATACCTAAAGATAAAAAAGAGTTGTACTTAAGTATATGTAAAGAATGGGAAAAAATAACTGACCTTAATCTTGAACATGACACATACCAAAAATTAGTGTTTGCTGATGTAAATAATTATATAGGTGTGTTTGAACACGTTGACACAGACCCTGCTACATGGAAGAAAATGAAGGTTAAGGTCCCTCACTATTCTTATCGTATTAAAGATGGTGTTTGTCAATACGCTCCTGTTAAATGCAAGGGGCGCTTTGAGTTCACTAACTTAGCTTTACATAAGAATAAATCTAAATTAGTAATACCTAAAGGTATATTTGAGTACTTCGTTAACGGTGTACTACCAGAAGAATATCTAAAACGTAATACTAACATCCTTGACTACTGTATAGGTTCTAAAACAAATGGAGCTTGGCAGGTAGTCGCCGATAGTATAGAAAATGATGAACTGAAACAAGAAAATCTTCAAAAGATCAATAGATATTTTATAACCTCTAAAGGGGTAAAGTTAATCAAACGCAACAAATCAGATGGTCGAGAGATACAACTGGAATCCGGGCGTTGGATGCAAACTGTATATAATAAAATGGAATTAAAAGATGCTTGGAATGACTATGATGTCAATGAAAAGTACTATCTTCAAGCCATAGAAAAAGAAATTAATAACATACTGGGATTTTCCAGAAATCAAATGAGTTTATTTTAATGGGACATACAAGAGCCACAGATACAACTAGAGAATATTTAGAAAATGCGAACTTACCTCAACACGGTAAAACATATACTGTAGTTTCACATAAAAGTGTAATTACAAATACAAAACAGAAGCTTAGCGATCTAGGCTTTACTATAGCACGTGAACTATATAGGTCTAATAAAGGGGCTAACGTAGCACAGGGTATTTATCACATCATACATGATACAGCAGATAATGATCCAGAAATGGGGATGATGTTTGCCTGGACCAACTCTTATGATAAGAGTACCCGGTTTCAGTGTGGTATAGGTGCACACGTTTTTGTATGCAGCAATGGTTTAATCCACGGTGATCTTTCTTCTTACGGTCGTAAACATACAGGTAATGCTGATGCAGACATAGCATCTCACATTACTGCCCAAATAGGATTAGCTAACCATAAGTTTCAACAACTTGTTGCTCACAAGAACCTAATGAAAAACTTGTCTCTTTCTACTACAAAGCAGGCAGAACTTCTAGGTAGATTGTTTGTAGAAGAAAAGTTACTGGATTCACAACAACTATCTGTTGTTAAGAATGAGATGGAAAAACCATCCTATAACTATGGTGTTGATCCTGATACAGCATGGATGTTTTATAATAACGTCACACATGCTTTGAAGAAGACACACCCTAGAAATTGGATGCATAACCAGGGTAAGTTCCATAAGTTTATGGAGTCAGAAATAATTAGTGCACACGTGGATTTTCCTAAAGACTCTCCCCCTGTAGAAGATGTCTTGTTAGAAGAGATTGATTTAAGCGCTGAAATAATGAAACGTCAAATGACTATGGATAGTATAGACGGTTTTGCATTGTGATTGTAGACAGAAGGCAAGAAAAACCACTGGGATGTCTTCCAGTGCGACGTATAGATGAGTGATTCAAAGGGAAGTGCCTTCGGCAAGATTGATTGGTCTTGTTCATGATATTCTTTCCAAATCTATTTCAAGACTGACTGATGGAAAGACATCCCCTTTTATGGGCCACCTATAAAACTATTTAAATGACTAAAGATAATCAATGGGGTCAATTCAAATACGAATTAGATACCATTCCTGCATTAAAAGCTGCTCTAGCTGCCCAAGAAGAGACTATAATAATGTTAACAGCTCAACTTTCAAATGAGAAGTTAAAGAACGCTAACCTAGAAGCAATTGCCAAGTGTACTTGTAAAAAATAAACACATGAAAAAGAAAAAAAGTCCTAAGAAGACTATAAAAAAGAAAGAAACCTTTGTTGCACCAATAGTACAGCACTGGTTTGATTATTATAAGTTAAACTATAATGCTTTTAATCATTAAACAGATGGAAAATAAAGAATTTGCATTAAATGTTACAGGAATTAGCTCATTAATAATAATACTTATAATAATAATAACAGCGCTTATTTCATGAGTAATGAAGAAATAATAATAGATAAAGATAGAGTTATTAAAAATCAAGCTACAGTAATTAAAGAAGTATGGAGCGAGCTACAATCGCTTAAACGCATACTAATTGATGACTATCCAATTGAATGGCGGGAAATACAAGATAAAAATAAACAAGACCTATAGAAAAAAGAGGTAAAAGGTTTATATTTGTATAGAGAACTAAACTAAAATGGGGAGTAGTACACTAGTAAAAGAACTAGAAAGACTTCAGTTAATTATACTGAACAACCTTTCAAACAGCGCGTTGTTAGATAAATATGAAATTTATCATGATGAGGGTAACATACCCAATAGAAAAAAAATGATAAAGACTATTATTAAAAAACAAAGTAAGCTTAACAAAAAGTTACTACCCGATCAACTACACGATCACATTTCTACAATTAAACTAGTAGTTGACGATGTCCACAATAAATAACATTAATCTGTTACTCTCTTTAATCAAATGTGTAGATGAAGAGATGCACCTGCTGAAGTTTGAACATAAACACCAGGTAAAGCAAAAATTTAATAATTTAATGCAGGCGGCTCAAGCTTACGAAAAGGCTGTATATAAAGAAGTAAAAGGTTACGACCTTGAAGAAGTAGAATACATATATGACAATGTTATGGATTGCATATTAGATATAACCAAAAATGAAAAAAATATCATTTAATACTGACGCTAGAGAATCGTTAAGAAAAGGAGTTGATACATTAGCAGACGCAGTAAAAGTTACACTGGGGCCTTTAGGAAGAAATGTAATTCTTGATACTCCTTATGGTGGACCACACATAACTAAAGACGGTGTCACTGTTGCTAAATATATAAAACTTGATGACCCAATTGAAAATATGGGTGCTCAGATGATTA